ACTCCTCTCACACACTCGGACTCGCACTACTACTCAGACTTAAACTCGGACTGGGTACATCGACTACACCGTAGAGATTGTTCACGCGATACTTGTACTGCGCATTCGCTGGAGTTGGACCATTCTCGGACTCGTAAACGTACCGCACGGTCACTGTGCGAATCTCGAACTTGCTACGCGACTTGACGATGAAGTTCTGATCCGACGTGATCCAGAGATCGACAACTGAGGCGAGGGAGGGGAGTGCCGTAACCGGGACAATCGCAGTCTTGCTCGCTTCATCGTCGATGCGGTAAGTTGCTGAAGTTGGCACCACTGGATCGTTGTTCTCGTCGAAGAAGGACACCTGTAGCGGGAATGCGGTGCGTTCCGAGATTGAGAAGAGACATTCGTTAGCCATTGGTAGACTTCGCTGTTACCCGCTCTGACGGATCTTGGTACTCGAACGTAAAAGTACAGCCCAGCGGCAATGTTACCACTTGCCAATCTTCACTCTGCGATGCGTGCAATTTCACAAGAAGGTTCGCGGACTGAAACCAGAGATTTCCACCGTCGCTGGGTACAGCAACAGCTACGCCTAACCAGATCCGCCCCGGTACTGGTCCCGTATTCTCTTTTGTTACCAGTAGTGAGCCTTCAACGATTTCCGTTCCGTACTTGTCAACCATTCGCCAACTCCTCCAGCCACTCTCTCACGCGACCCGCAATTTTGGGCCATCCCGGCAGAGCGTCGTCGGTTTCCATCCACCCTTCAGCGTACTTCTTATTCCTGAAGCTGTCGATAGAAAAATGCGGCGTCGTGAGAGTCTGTCCATGTCCAGTGATGTCGAGGTTCGGAAACTCCGACTCCCAGTTGGCAATGCGCTCATCTCCGAACTTCCCTCTCGTTCCCGGCTCGTAGGCCATGCGCTTGACATCGAATACGCCACCGTTTGCTGCGATGAGATCCACTCGGCGGCGGTAGTGGTCGAGCAGGAGTTTGCGATTGACGCAGATGCCACTCACTTGCTGCAAGTTCGACGTTCGGACTGCATGTCCATCGCTATACCTCACTCTCCAGACGTTTGTGTTGTAGTAGAAAGTGTCATCTCTCGGCGGAACGAAGTCGAAGTGCGATTTCGAGTACATTACATCGCTCTCACACAGAAACACATAGTCCGCACTCGATCTCTCCAGTCCGGCAAGAATCTGATAGTGCATCGTCCCGCCTGATTTCTCTCGATCCAACACCACTGTCCAATCGCCGAAGTCAGTGCGTTTGAGCGCGACACAACCAAGTTCGTGGCCGTTCGTTGCACGCTTGAGATTGTTCCTTGCAGCAAGTTCTAAGGTCTGATCGTGTGAGCCGCACGTGTAGTAAAGCACCCCGCCGCGCAGCTTGGACTTAACGACAGCAGGCGCTTCCACTATCGACTTCCCCTGACGACGATAGAACTCCTCACCTGCCTTTGTAACCAGTTCAGTTACAGGATTGTTGGGCGTGGACCAATCCGGTGGATTGAACTTCTCAATCAACCAACTCAACGGGTAAATCTGCTTCTCCCACTTGTTCTCCAGCCACTGTTCCCTGCATCTCGCCATTGCGCGTTCTTTCCTGCCGCCGTCGCTGTAGGGGAACCCAATTCCACCCACTCGAAAGAAGTGCGAGAACCACGTCTCAGTGTTGCACTTGAGTTCACCGCCGCTGAGCCATGTCTTACACGCGATCTCCGTCCCCTGCTGCCCCCATGAGCCATACTTCTCATCACACGGTTCAATCTCCCAGTAGCGATCTCTCCGCATAGCCCAGCATGCACCGAGGAGAGACATCGTGTCGTGAATCGGAGTCTGCTGCTCAGGACGATTGGCAAACTCACCCCACTGTTGATACTCAAGTTTCGTGTCGAATCTCCACGAGTGCAGGTAGGCTTTACGACGACCGCCTTTGCGATCTACGTCGGTTCCGTCTGAGCCGTCGCGCGGACGCCATTGTTTGACCTGTTTGAGATAGCGCGAGTTGCACTTGCCACAGCGGGCGGGTTTAGGTGATTGGTCCTTGAGCCAGCCGCATTGTTTGCACTTCCAGACAAAGACCAGCAAGTTGTAAAGCGCAGGAGTCACCGTCCAGTGTGGTTCGAATGTCGCAAGGAGTTTCTCGTCGAATCGCTCATCGAGACTGCAATGTGCATCGAGCTTCATCACGTACTCCCCACTCGCAACTCGCGCTGCTTCATTCGTTGCTGCGCGCTGACCTATCGACTTGTTGTGGTGAATGACGCGGAGACGAGAGTTGACGGGGAGGGGGTGGAGAGGCCAATAACCATCCAAACAAACCACAATTTCGACTCTCTCTGACGTGTTCGCGAGCACATTGCTCACTGTCTCGTGCAAGAGATCGATGTCGTAGTAGTATTCGTTGCGGGCGGGGATTAGGACGGAGAGATGATATCGAGTCATGGTCTATTTGAAATGTAGTTGCTGGCTTGTTTTCCTAACTCGGTCCTCATCCATGGCTCGTATGTACCGTCAGGAAAAGGCTCGATCCATTTGCGCTTAGATGCGTACTTCTTACCTTGATCTGTTACGAACACTGAGATAGTGTCGTAGTCCGCGCTTAGCGTAGCACATTCCAGCCGAACCAGATCGGCAACGTCGCAGAGATTCGTCTCAGTGACGTGCCAGCGTCCTAGCTCACAGAGAGTGAGCAGGAGATCGATTCCCTCTCGGGTGAGCTTAATCACTGTTTCAACAACCCTTTCTCTTCCAACTCGCGCACATGCTCACCCAGTCGATCCTGCGCGGTTTGCGTCTGTAACCACTGTACGTACTCGCGAATGCCATCGTCGAACTTCATTTGAGGCTGGTAGTTGAGCAATCGCTCGGCTTTGGAGATGTCGGCAAAGCAATGACGAATGTCTCCCGTGCGATGTTTGTTTGTGATGAGCGGAAGGATGTCTTTGCCGAGTGCAGTGGCGAGAGTCTCGGCTACTTCGAGGATAGTGCGTCGCTCGCCTGAGCCAAGATTGATCACTTCGTCTCTCAGGTCTGATTCCAGCGCCAGTCGAATTCCGCGCACGATGTCACTGACGTGGACGAAGTCGCGCGACTGTAGGCCGTCTTCGAAGATAATTGGAGACTGGTTGTTGAGCAGACGAGAAGCGAAGATCGCCAGCACTCCGGTGTAGGGATTGGAGAGAGACTGACGAGTGCCGTAGACGTTGAAGAAGCGGAGCGCGATGGTGGGGATGTTGTAGGCGCGACCCCAGAGGAGGGAGAGACGCTCCTGATCGAACTTGGTGAGGGCGTAGACAGAGGTCAAGTCGAGTGGGTGATCTTCGTCGGTAGGTGCAGGCTCCCCATGATCCGGTCCAAACAGGTCGGTCCACGTCTCACCTTCGCCGTAGACACTCATGGAGGAGGCGACAATGAACTTGGAAATAGAATCCTCCCGTACTGCCTGTAGTAGTGACGCCGTGCCGAAACTGTTGTGATGAACATATTCGCACAACTGGTAAGCGGACTGGCCTACACCTACCTTAGCAGCGAGATGGACCACTGCATCAACACCTTTCAGCGCCCGCTTCACACAGTCTAAGTTAGTGACACTGCCGTAGTAAAACTCCACTGCTGGATTCAGGTAGGCAGGAACTCCGGCATCTGGTCCATGTACTTGCGGGTCGAGATTATCCAGTCCGCGCACTTCGTAGCCATGCGCAATCAACTCGTCGCAGAGATGACTCCCCACAAAACCTGCCCCTCCGGTGATTAGCACTCGTTTGATCATTCGCAAATCTCCCAATCATCAGCAAAGTAATCACTCTCCGTAATCGTCCACGCATGCCACTTGCCGTCGTCTGGCCCGTGTGAACTGAATCCCTTAATGCAGAGAATCGAGTTCTCGACTGCAACGATCACCTGCTTGGACCAGAAGGTGCGACGAATGCGGGCGTTGTTGGCAAACGCTGCTTTAAGAGCGTCGATAAAGATCATTGGCCCACTCCACGTAACGCTTCAATAAACAACTCGGCACGAACTTTTCCATCGTACAACTCTCGCTGTCCTCACGGCTTACTAAAGTCTTCGGCAGGACCGAAGTCCCCTAGAAACTTCCCGTCGCAATCTAAGACCATCCATGTTGCGGGACCGTCCATTCCCCGCATCTCACGCACGAGACAGTAAGGAGGTTTACCGAATGCTGGATTTTTCATATTTTCACCCACATATAGTCAACCGACTTATGCCCCGCAAAGATGTACCAGATCGGAATCCGATACGCCTTCACGTAAGCCTGCACTGCGTCGATAACTCCACCACCTTTCCAACGCTTCTGGTCCAGTTCGTAGTAGTCATCGCCGGAGACGATCCCGCCTGAACGAACGCGCTTGGACCACTCGATGATATCCATGACACACTCGTCGAAAAGATGATTTGCATCGACATAGCAGTAGTCCAGCGCGTCATAGGGAATCTTACCGACAACGTCCATGCTGTAACCCTGTCGGATATCAACGTGTGGATAGCCCTTCGTCTTTCTGACTACTTCGTTGTAAGCGTATTCATGTTTCTCCTTCGTCTTATTCTGCGGATTCCCGCTGTACGCATGCCACGGATCGACGAGCAGCAACTCGCACTCAGGATTCGCCTTGAGCAACACTTCGCTGTAGTTCCCCTCCGCCACTCCAATCTCCGCCCCGCGCTTGAATCCGAGTTCAGCGAACAGTCGTGCGAGATCGTTGCGGTGAAAGTCGCGGAGTTCGATTGGCATCGGCCCCCGGAGACGCTGTGGGGAGATGGAGAACTTGCGGATGAGGTAGTCGTTGAGGGCGGGAGCGGAGAGCGGCGATTGTGACAACTTAGACGCTGGTCCTATATTGTAATCAACTGTCGTCTCCAGAATTAGACCGCCTGACTCCTCGGTACGCTTAGCTTGTCCGATGATGAGCCAGTCTTTTTCGACGCGCTCCACGGTAATCTTGTCGCCTCCGTAGGAATAGGTCAGCAGTAGAACTTTCTTTTTGCCTCGGAATGGATTTTGATTCGGAGTCAGGGTTGAGTTATTTACGACTATGTCGAGCGAGTTGTCCTTAACCAGTGAACGTACTCTTTCGACGACATCAACGGAGTGCTCGCGGAAGGGAGGCATACTGCCGAGGATGCCGTAGCGAGCGGAGACGATGCGCAACTGGGAATTTTCACCGACAGTCTCCGCAGTCGCTTCTGCTCCTTGCGCCACTCCATTATCTCGCACCATCTTTTCCATTCCTGATCCAACTGCTCTTGGCTTACGTTGTGCATAGAGAATCTCCTCCCAGTTCTCCGGCCAACTCGGCACAGGCCAGAAGTGCTCGATCAACCACTTGAACGGCAACGTCTGACCACTCCATGCTTCGTTGTAGATCCACTTCATCGTGTGATTGCGGCCTTGGACCAGCGCAGACTCGGGAAGTCGATAGCCACGTCCATACTTCTTCCCTTTGTGCAGGTGAGCATAGTGAGTGCGCTTGTTCACCATAACCTTCCCGCCTGAGAGCCAGCAATTCAGGCCGATTTCTTGGAACTCCGACCAGAAGGGACCATAGGACTGCTCATCCATGAGTTGCAGCTTCGTGAAATAGTCCGCGTGCATGAACCAGCATGAGCCTTGCGATGACATTTCTTCGTCAATCGTGAAGCCTGCCCTTTCCTTAACACGCTCAAACCAAGGCTTTCCGTTGAGTCCCGGTCCGCCGAAGTCGTTGGGATCGTCCGGGAACGAGAGAAAGTGATAGTCATAAGGAGGCTTCTCAGGCTCGGCGATGGTCCATGATTCAGGTTCGAGACGTAATCGACGCGGCACGACTACCCAGTCCTTATCGCACTCAGCTTTGAGAATCTCATCAAACCCTTCGCCGAGTGAACAATGTCCGTCGAGCTTCATGATGAACTTCGCCCCACGAGAGACCGCTGAAGCGACGCCTTTGTTAATCGATCCACGCATCCCAATGGATTTGCCGTTGTGGATCGTCGTCAATCTCGGATGACGGTCTGCGACTTCCTTCCACCCCTCGGGCCAGCGATCTGAGTCGAGGACTGCGACGACCTCAGTGTCGTCTGAACGCGCGTTACGGAAGATGTCGTCGATGGTGGGGATGAGGAATTGCTCATCTCTGCTCGGGATGATGATTGAGAGTTTAGGCATAAGTTTAGCGTCTAGTGAAAAGTGTTAACAACATCGACACTGCCGCGAGTGTCACCACAGCCTGAAATCCCCACCACCACTGGTCTATTCCGGTTGTACGAGTGGTCATAACCAGCGAGACAATAGCGCAGAGAAAGATCCCTATCCCGGCTATCCAGAGCACTACGATGGGCCAAGTCTTCGCTTTAGCCACGTACCCGCGCCCTCCTCTGCTTCAAGGTTTCAAATGCGGCCAAACATTCAGGACAATCAACTAAGTTTACTTCCTCTTCAGCGTAATCACCCGGAGCGTCTAGTGAGCACTCTCTTGAATGCCAGTGGTGCATTGCCTTGTCACCGAGATCGCTGAGTTCTTCGTTGGTTTCCTGTTCGCTCACTTCTTCTCCTTCGCCAGCTTCTCCTCTACTGCGATCACGATCTCCGCCGACACTGAGCGACGATTACGATCTGCCATCTTCTTCAGTTCAGTGAGCACCTTGACAGGGAAGTAGATATGGGTATCTTTCACCTTGCCTTTCATACGACATACATGTACCACGAAGGGAGTTAGCTGTCAACTGCAAACATTGTCATCGCCACTCTCGGCACGAACATCACTGAGGGTTCACGCGGAACGAACTGAGTTGACGACTGACGTGGAGTGAAGGTGACAGTGACGACGCGCGGAACATGCGCGGAAGGACTTGCAGAGGAAGATGGACTGAGTGAAGAGGAGATACTGATCGAGGGACTGGCGCTCGGACTCGACGACGAAGACGCACTCTCACTCCCACTCGGGCTAAGGGAGGCAGATGGAGAGATGCTCAGTGACTCACTGGGACTAGGTGAGAGAGACGGTGACGCGCTACTGCTTGGCGAAGGTGAGAGAGATTCACTCGACGATGGAGAAACGCTCGCGCTGGGCGAAAGTGATAACGACGCGCTGCCGCTAGGACTGATACTCGGACTTGGACTGACCGACGCTGACGCTGAAGCCGAGGGACTCTGACTCGCACTCGGACTCAACGAAGCCGACACCGAACTCGACGGAGATTGACTGGACGAAGGGGAAGTCGAAAGACTCTCACTGGGGGATGGAGACTGAGATGAACTTGGCGAGATACAGGGCGAGGCCGACGAACTCGGTGATTGGCTTGGTGAGGGGCTGAGACTGGGCGAGGAACTGGAACTGGGCGAAATTGATGCTGATGGAGAGAGTGAAGGGCTGACGCTTGATGATGGACTGAGACTGGGCGACGGGGAGGTGGAAGCTGAGGGGGAGCTGCTGGGCGAGACACTCGCACTGGGGCTTAAGCTCGGCGAGGCACTTGAACTCGGTGAGATTGATCCACTCGGACTGATCGAAGGAGACTCGCTCGTACTGGGAGATTCGCTGCTCGATGGACTCAGCGACGACGATGGAGACGCTCCACTGGGAGAGACGCTGGACGAAGGACTCTGACTTGCACTGGGAGAAATCGAAGGAGACTGAGAACTCGACGGACTGACGCTTGGCGATGGCGAGATCGATGCTGATGCACTACTACTCGGGCTGGTTGATGGACTTGGCGAAGTGGAAGCCGATGCGCTCGACGAGGGCGATTGCGACGCTGAAGGAGAGACACTTGCGCTCTCACTTGACGAAGGAGACACACTGGGTGAGGGTGAGGGAGATCTCGACTCACTCCCGCTCGGACTCGTACTCCCACTTGGGGATAGTGAAGGGGAAGTTGACGAAGATGGAGATTGACTCGGAGACGGCGAAACACTCGGGCTGGTACTACTACTCGGAGAGGTCGAGGCGCTCGGGGACAGCGACGACGACTCGCTACTGCTTGGAGACGCACTTGACGAGGGAGAGAGGCTTGGACTTTCACTACTGCTCGGTGAAACTGAAGAACTGGGCGAAACCGAGGGAGAGACGGAGCTTGATGGACTTACAGATGAACTCGGTGAGACTGAGGGAGATTCGCTCGGGGAGGGCGAGGTAGACGCGCTGGGAGAAATGGAAGCTGAGTCAGACGACGACGGGCTTTGACTTGCGCTTGGACTAAGCGAAGGTGACTCACTACTCGACGGAGAAACTGACGATGAAGGCGAGACGCTTGGCGAAATTGAACTCGAAGGACTAATGCTACTGCTTGGCGAAACACTCAAACTCTCGCTGCTGGACGGGGAGACGGAACTCGACGGTGAGATCGAGGGTGAAGTCGAGCTACTCGGACTGACACTCGGAGAGGGAGAGATACTCGGTGACTCGGAACTTGAGGGCGACTGACTCGCAGATGGACTAAGGGAGAGCGAAGGGGAACTGGACGGACTCTGCGATGGACTCGGGCTGAGCGATGGAGAGATCGAACTGCTCGGCGAGAGACTGGGGGAAGGACTAATACTCGGAGACTCGCTTCCGCTTGGCGAAGTCGAAGCACTTGGAGAGAGGGACGGAGATTCTGACGCGGACGGTGAGGTGCTTGACGACGGACTCAGCGAGGGTGATATTGATGCGCTTGGTGATACTGATGCACTCGGGGACTGACTCGCACTCTCACTTGCGGATGGACTTGTCGAGGCTGAAGGCGAGATTGAGGGTGACGGGCTGACTGAGGGAGATCCAGTAAAGTCCCCACCTCCGAAATTATCCGCAATGCCAGTTGAACCTGCGATGAAAGCAAGACCGATGAATCCGGCTGTGGTGTAGGTACTGTCGTTGACTGAGCCGACAAACTGCCAGATGCCATCCGGTGGTTTCCAGTACGCTGAAATCTCATCGCCAACTGCCCTGCCGCCAAAGGAGTCCCCGGAATTCAAGTCCAGAGAAAATGAATCGAGGATAGTACGGACGCCATCGTCGTAGCGAGCTATAGAGAGAAGGGCGTTATCAACGTCATGTCTGATTTCGTAGCCGTCAAAGGAGGTGGCTAAATCCTTCAACCTGAGATAGACCGAGCATCTACTGGTCTGGTTATTGACCGTTGTTGTGTAGACTTCGCAGTCAGGGCCAAAAGGAGTGCCCCATGACTGACTCCCCGCACCAGAGGGACTCTTGCACTGATTACTGACCACACTCAGGCCCAAACCAGCTGCAAATACCTTGTCTCCCCAGATTGCGGAAGGCGGCGGGCCTTCGTTGGCGCGATTAAAGTCGTCCAACAATGCTGTAGTTGGGAATGAAGTCGTAGACGGGCTGGGGGAAGCGCTGGAGCTTGGCGATGTTGACGCACTTGGGGATATGCTCGCACTCTCAGATGCGCTGGGAGAGAGGGACAAGGACGGACTTAGCGAAGGCGAAACTGAAGCTGAAGGACTCTCGGATGAACTTGGACTGACGCTCGGACTGGTGGAGCTGCTTGGCGATCCACTGCTCGACGGACTCACGCTGGGGGATTCAGAGGAGCTTGGAGAGAGACTGGAACTTGGAGAGATACTCGGGCTGACAGACGACGAAGGAGATGTACTGCTCGATGGACTGAGACTGGGTGAGACGCTGCTGCTGGGGGAGATACTCGCAGAGGGAGACAGACTCGGACTCACACTGGAGGACGGTGACGCTGACGAACTCGGGCTGAGACTTGGGGAAGTTGAACTCGATGGTGAGAGACTGGGCGAAGGTGAGATACTGGGACTCGCGCTGCTGCTTGGAGAAACTGATGCGCTGGGTGAAAGACTCGGAGAAGTAGAACTGCTCGGGCTGACGCTGGTAGATGGGGAAACACTCGACGAAGGAGAAACAGACGGACTGACGCTAGATGAAGGCGACGCTGAAACTGTTCCACCGCCAAAGTTATCAAACACCACACTCGTGCCAGAGGAGCGCAGGCCGATCTTTCCTGCTGCCGAGTAAGTACTGTCAGTGCGTGTGCCGAGAGCAGTCCACGAGCCTGCGCCGATCTTGTAGTAGGCGGTAATGACTGAGCCGATAACCGAGATCCCCAGACTGTCCCCGGCAGAGAGTGACTGGGTGAAGGCTGCGCCGAGTTGGACAAATGATCCACTGTCAACGCGAAAGATCGTGACAGTGCTCGGGCTATCGGCTTGGACGTAGTAGCCGTTCGGGGAGGAGCCTAGCGTCCCGGCCAGACGCGCTCCCACTCCCTGGTAGGTGCTGAATGCCGCGAGGGTGATGTAGGCTTCAACGTCTGGTCCACATGACGCACCCCAGTAGGAGGTGCCGTTCGCATTCGAGGCGTTCGTGCAGGTGTTACCCGATACCACCATGCCGACTGAGCCGGATTCCCAGATACCGCCCCAGTTGGCGCTGGGAGGCGGGCCTTCATTTGCTCGATTGAAAGTGTCGAGGATGCTCGTCGTTGGGAAGCTGACGGGAGCACTGGGAGAGGCTGAGGATGACGGTGAGAGAGACGCGCTCGGGCTGATCGAGGGAGACACTGACGAACTGGGCGAGACACTGGGCGAAGTGGACGACGAGGGGGAGATGCTGCTGCTTGGCGAGACACTTGGACTCGGACTCACCGAGGGCGAAACTGAGCTTGAGGGGGAGAGACTTGGCGATGGACTGATACTCGGACTCGTGCTGGATGAAGGACTCACTGAGGGAGATGGAGAGACACTTGCACTGGGACTGATCGACGCACTCGGGCTGCTGGTGTTGAAAGTGAGCGTGTCAGTGAGGATGAGGTTGGGATTGTTTGCAGTAGTGACTCCGTCTGAGATCGCGAGGTCAGTCGCTGAGTCTGAGCCGATACTGATCGAGCCATTGTGATTGTTGGTCCCGCTCGGATCGCCATTGAGGCCGACTTCGATGACGATGCGGTCGCCAGCGACTGTGGTGTAGTTGCCTGCAACACTAGCTACAGTGGCGCTTCTCGTTGTCAGCGATGACGATGTCTGCTCAGTACCGTCCTGACGCTTGGCGATGAGTGTCTTCTTAAGAGTTGAGCCGTTGAAGATGTACACCGCCCAAGTGAAGAAGAGATTGTTGTTCGCCGCCGCCTCTGCCTCACGCATCACAATGGAGATGTTCTGCCCGCCCGTGATCGTCTGACCTGCGTCGAGCGGGTGCGAGATGAACTGCGCGAGGATGATGTCGGCTTGAGTTGAGATCGCGGAGGTTGAGTTCCGCGTCGTCATTGTCGAGGAGAGCTTGGTGGTCCCTGCGGCGAAGCGCGCGAACTGCGTCGTGTCAGTCCAGCCTGCGTTGGGCGCGGGGGTGATCGGAGAGAAGGTGGTTGATTCGAGATAAAGTTTCGTAGCCATTTGGGAGCACAGGCTGACGTGTCAAGTTGACCGAGACTGGAGTCTAACACGGAGTTGTTGCGAGGAGAGAGAATTTGCGGTAGAGTGAGAGTTGACTACCTCGTTGAAGTGTAGATCAAGCCACGATTGGAGCCAGTCAGTTAAACTCGCAAGGTGAAGCTGATTGGCTCTGGTTGTTTCTAGGAGACGCTACCCGCTGTCCGATTGTTTTCCGTAGATCGTTTCTAATGCTTTTAGTATTCGGGGATCTTGAGGTTCAGACTCAGTTTTGCAATATTGACCGCAATTCAGGCCACGATGTCCATTAATAAAACAAACAACGCACAGCCCATCCGTGCTGGTACGCGCACAAAATTCCCGTTGGCAGTGATTACAATACGCTAGAACCTCCTCTGGCTGGCCCACTTGCGCATCACCTCCCCTCACGCATACTCGACATATGAATAGCTCTCGACGGCGACTTGGTCCACTACCCGCTTCCTCGGAAAGAACGCCATCACCACAGCGTCTCCATCGTCAGTGGAACGGCCTAGTCTCTTGCGAATGTCCTTCTTACTCTCAACTGTGATCTTGCCTGATGAAGTGTCGCGTCCTCGCTTCGGTGCTGTGAGATCACCCGTGAGGAGATCACAGGGAGGAAGCGCGATGTCGGAGTCGAATGCCGGATCGAGCAGTTCGCGCATGTTCCACCATGCAGCTGAGCGGCAGTTGGAGAATTCGAGTTCCTTGCCGCGATCTTTGAGCGAGGTGGACTCGGATGCGTTGAAGGCGATGATCTTGCGCAGGGGAAGTTGCTCTCGAAGTCGATCCACTGGACCTGAGCCAATCCCGATCACGTCCACCATTGCGTAAGCGTGAGCGTAGCGTTCCAGTATCCCCTTCACTCGCCCGACAATCGGCATCGTGTCAGCAATTGCGTAGCGATCCAACTGCGTCACTGTGTTGCCTTGACGACGCGCAATCACCGTCTTGTCGCCGAGGTCGGATCTCGCAATGTCCACTCCGACGCAAGTGAAGTCTTCTTCGAATGCTCGTGACTGCCACTCCCAGTTGGGCCAGAGGGATCGCTCTGCGCCATCGACCCAGTTCCAGTGATCTTGTCTCAGCTTAATTCGCTGCAACCATCGCTCATTCGCCGCCTCCACCCACGCGAGCGGGATCACGCAGTCCTCAGTGGATTCGCAAAAGTTCCCGAGGACGCGATTCTGAAACACGGCGGAATTCTCTCCCCACTGGCGACGGCGTTGCTCGACGAATTCGGGAGTGGCTCGTCCGGCTGCGATGCACTCGTCAATCGTCACATGCCGCACCCACCAGTCCTCCAGTCCGGGCTTGCGATTGTGAATCTCGAAGAAGCGACCTTGAGGATCGCCCGGAGTGGAGATGGCGAGGGCGATGATCTCCTTGCCCACTCCACCCATGAGCGCGCCTTCAGCCGCGTCCCAGCGGGAGGGTTCGATGGCTTTGGCTTCGTCGAAGATGTACAGCAGGTGATCAGCGTGTCCACCCTCAGTGCCAGTCTCCTCACTGGAGGTGATCGACGAAGCCTTCCCGGTCTTGAGTCGCAATGTCTCAGCCATGAGTTCGTATTGATTGAATTGGGGTCTGCCCACTTTCTCCCAGATCACTCGCGTGGACCACTTGCGCACCTCGGGCCAGAGGAAATCTGTCAACTGGCGACTCACTGAGGCTGTGGTGATGATCTTCCAGTCGGACTTGTCGGGGAGATCGTCTCTCGTCAACGAAAACCACAAAATTGCTATTGACGCAAGGGCAGTCTTTCCGAGTGTGTGAGGACCCCTGACCGCTGCGCGCGTAACATTCGCCCTCCGCTGCGTCACCAGTGCTGCGAGAATCTCCTCCTGATACGAGGTGAGTCCTCCTCCCTCCGGCCACTGGATGCAGTCTCGTGCAAATCCCACTGGATTGTTCATGTAGAGGGATTTGAAGAGATCCGAGGGCTGGTCAATGGCAGCATCCAGCTCCTTGTTGAGCTGAATCAACGCCTCCACGGGCCAAGTGCGCCAGTCGGGGCCGAGTTGGATTTGCTTGCGGCGGCGGGGCATGGAGGCGAGTGTAGCACGAAGTAAAATTTGCGCGGCTGGCCCAGTTCAGGGCTAGCATCGGATTTCCACGACATGCCATAAGGCAGCGTGTGCGTCGGACTAGCTAGTCATCCGGCCTGCCTGCTACGCTCCAAGCGCCCGCGCAATGTCAAACTAAGTTCTCCGCCTCGCCGCGAGTTCTTCCACCGCCTCCGATGTGTCATTGGTGGTTACAGTGCTCCTCGCGCTTGTCTTACTATGCGCGGTTTGAATCAGTGACCCGCTTCGGACTCGGCCCGCACGGGCACGAGACGGAGAATGTCAAACTACCAGCTTCGATACTCCAATACCGACGCTGCGACCAGAAACGCAATCCCCAGCCAGAAGAACGGCTCACGGACCATCAAGCGGAGAAAGTGGAGGAAAGTAGCGTCGTCTCTCATCGTCTCTCCTGTTCAAGTGTAGCGATGCGACGCTGGAGATCGCCAATGTCAACCTTGACCCTCACCGCCACCAGAGCCAGCACTGCCACGATAAGAAACACCGCTATCCAAAGAGGAATTTCACCACTCTCTCGCTCACTCATTCGCCGGACTCCTTGATGCCCATTCGCGCAATCAACCGGGCCAGTCTTGCCCCAAGTAGCGCGATCCCGTAGCAGAACAGTCCTGCCGCAAAATCCCATCGTCGAAGCTGTACGGCGTAGCCAACCATCAGCGAGTACAGTATGCCTACACCTATGATCGGTGCGGCAACGGGCACGAACTTCGACTCGCTCACTACTTCCCTCTCTCCTTCCGCGTGTTGTTCGTCGCTCCGAACATCCAGTTCAACAACTTCATCATCGTAGCTGCGTCAATTTGCTCACCGCGTTCAATTCGTGAGACAGTTCCATGAGAAATGCCAATTTCGCGTCCCAACTCGCGCACGCCTACGTCATGTTTCTGTCGCCAGCTTTTCAGAAGCGGCCCGATGCGCATTTCCAATGTCGTATACATGGGTGAAGATAGTACATCTGTCTTATAGGCTTGTCAAGGGGAGAATCTCGTGTTAGAGTGGTGCGCATGGAAGACTTACTGCTGTCATGGCCACTCTATCTCGTCATAGAAGACGGCTTCGATCCTGAGTCAGCTCAGCACCTCCTCCCTGTTGTAGCCGCACTCGACAACGAGTCGGCCCGAGTGACAGTGAAGTTGCACGCGATGGAGGCGAGAGAACGATTACAGGAGTCAATGAATTGATAACTAACAACGAACTCGATCCTGAACGCATGCGTCACGAACTTGAGAATATCTACATGCTGGCGCGCATGAAGCGAACAAAACGCCATCGCTATGACAACGACGGAAAGTTTATTGGACTGATTGGTCCCAAAAGCGACGACGAAGACTGGGACAAGGTGATTAAGTTCTGCGAGCAAGCGGGACTGCGGGCTACGATTATTCGAACAATGGAGGCGCGAGAGGAAGTGGAGAGGGGGAGGAATTGAAGTGGACGGTAAGCCGAAACTCGAAGATGTACGCAAGTTTATGAGTGATCATTTCGGCCAGTGTTCCTTTATCTGTCCCAAATGTGGCTGTACCTACTACGGCACAAGTCAGATCGGCTCGAACAACGAGAAGGGTCACTGTCACGGTCCCGGCTGCAAGTTTACGTGGCCACGCTCAGAAGATGGGGAACACTTCTACTTGACGGTAAAGGTGAACGACGCACTGCGACAGCAATGAACAAACGCCTCCAACGCGAACTCCAACTTCTCTATCGCTGTGAGGACAAGTTCGGCATTGCATCGCTGTCTGTCCTGAGACAGTTAGTCGAGGACGAAGCTCGACCTTTGCCCGACTCTTTCCCACCGTTGCCGCAACGAGTGCGATTCGAGTGGCCGATGACGGCGACTGTAGATTTTGTCAACTATTGGCGTGAATTAGATCGGAGAATTCGATGAACTCCACCCGCATCCTGCTCTCGGATCGTCATTTTCACGACTTGCGCCTGTCGGAGATGGAGATTGGCGTCATCCTGCACGCACTCACTGTCCTGCGTGCGGCGTTCAGCGAGGAAAAGCAGTATTTGAGGCTGGTCGACGACGAAATCGACCGACTTCAGCGACAACTAGAGGTGAAAGGCATCACTGTGGGTGAATGACGACGATGCGCAACCTCGTTAAACCTTTCTGCCGGGAGAGATTGTGAGAGATTGATGAAAATGACCACAGAAACAGAAAAGTCCACGCGGGAGATCGCTCAAGAAATAATTCTGACGGGTGGTAAGCACGCGCACGGTTCAATTATATGCTTCGAGCGAAACGCACTGGCTGACGCTATCGACAGGGCTCTCCGCGACAGAGATGAAAGAGCTGCCAAGATCGCTGAATCATTCGGCACTGAGGTCCATTTCGAGAATGCAGATGTGAACGACATCGCATCGGCCATTAGAGGTAGGTAGCAATCGAATTCCCTTTTTTGCAAAATTCCAATTGGAAAAATTTGATCGCGCAACTCTACCACTGCCGCGAGGTTAGCGACACAGTCGATCAATCTCCCGCCTACCGGGGGTAAGCTCAGTGAGCGCGAATCTCGTGCGCAGGTGAGAGTAGAAGGACGACGAAAGCTGCAACTGAGATCGATCATCGTCGTACGTCGTCATCATCATCGAATTAGATCATCACGCAGCCTGACTACTCTCAGTAGTGAGTGCGCAACTGAGTGTGGGCAACTGTGAGGTAGTTGTAATAGTCGATGGCGATCTATGTCGATGATGGACCATGACAACGACGTACATCAATGACGCAGTACGCCGACATAGACCAGTGATGATGATGATGATCTATCTCAGTGATGCGAGTTGTAGATGAAGTGTGAGAAGGGGAACTACTCTTTTTGCGAATCAGAGGACGGAGGAGGAAAATGCACGGATTCGATAGATTCAGCCTGATCATTCACAGTATCCACTTCAATAAACCGCGTCATTGCACCGGGCAGTTGTCGCACATCTACCTTGCCGATCTTCTCCTGAATCTGTTCTCGCAAGTCGTCAATGTCAATGGTGAGCTTATCCTTGAACTTGGGTCTATGCGCTTTCAAGTAGAAGATCGTGGAGAGTGTGTCGCCTTTGAGGACTTTCTTAAATAAGCTGGTCTCTGCCTTGTCGTAGCAATCTTCCTTCGACTCCTCAAGTGCTTGAGCAAATTCAGGATCGCTCTCTATCCACCTGTACGCAGTCTTGCGATTTATGCGTGCTACTAGGGCTGCGTGGTAGATCGATCCCTCCTCACGATAAGCGGAGATGAAGATACGCTTTCTTTCTACTGTGGCATTGTCCCCTGAGAATGAGTAGTCGAGGAGTGGGATAAACTCACTAGAATCAATAACTTGTGGGTTCTGCGCCGACATAGGTGGAGGGATTATAGCAGAGAGAGTTGTCGTAGTGGAAGACCTACGTTGTGAGGAGTGCTCGCAGTAGGGAGTAAAAGGCATATGCCAGCATGGCTAGCGCAAACAGGAAGAATAGCGCGTAAAGTGCGAGCAGGGTTAGGATTAGCGTTTCGATCACTCTCTCACCTTGTCAATGTTTGGGTGAATTATTTTCAATCCCTGCAATCGGTTGCCAGTTTCGCAGGAAAGTTATCGGTGCGCAACAATAGATTCGCTTTGCGCCCTTGATTCGATAGCCGACAGACCCATCCGCGCTGCGATACACGACAACCGCGATGCCGTCTCCTGAACGACGCACAAATAGATCGTTGACTTCAATCTCGGTATTCTTGACTGCGAATCTCACTCTCTCACCTTAGTCCTTTGCGCGGGCGGAGTTAGCCAGTTGCGCCCTTACTCTGCGGGCAATCTTTACTCGTGATAAGTGCGGCGAATCGTCCGGCTTGCCATTGTAAGGCTTGCGTCGCTTGTCATTGCACCCGTTGCCGATCTCGGCCTTGCAGTACGGACATGCTGCAAGTCGAAAGACTTCATCGAAGCTGATGCTGTTCATCTCCTCACCTCACCCGCAAGCGCAGCTTCATTCTCATCACACCTGTGCGCATTTTTGCACAAGTCGCAAATCTCAGTACCGCAAGCCGGACAGTCGAATACTGCCACGTTTGACGGATGCGTTGCGCCGCGGCGATGGCAAATCATCTTGTTATTCATCGTCTCATGCTCACTTTCTCAGGCGTGACAGCATCATTCAACTTCGTCTTCAAACTCTCCACTCCAGTCGAGACTCCATAGGCGAAGATCGTCAACAGTGCGAGAGCGAGGAGAAGTCGGAGGAGATAGTCGGATAGGGTGAACATGGAGTTTAAGTCCTTTCGAGTGCGTAGCTTACACGTATTTGGTTCGCGGTCCTGTAAAAGTCTTGCCCGTCTCCGTTTCAATGAATGCAGCTTGACGTAGTTTGGCGAGATCGTTAGGTGTCGGAGATCCCTTTGGAAACCGGATGACTGTTTCGATCTCGGCAATTGTAGCCTTTGCGTTGGGAATTGGCCCGTGCAATAGCTCGCCTCTGCTATCATATCTGTTCGCTGATTCTTCGACGCCTTTAGCCTCAAAGTCAGCATAGCCTAGCTCGAATTCTCTCTCACTCATAGCAATCAAGTCCTTTGTGATGCGTGGTTTAGGCTTAACATTACTTCTTTGGCCTACCCGCTCGTTTCCATTCCAGCTTTAACAAGTCGCGCTCTTTGATGAGCCACTGTTGCCCAGCTCGCTGCGCTTTGATCCGACCTTCATCTACCAGCTTCCACAGCCGTTGACGACTGACGCCGAAATACTTCGCTGCCTCTGGAATTGTGTATAGCTCCGTTGCCATGCGCAGCACTATAGACCACAGTGTTTACGCCTGTCAATAAAATAATTCGCGTGAAACGAAAATAATTGTTGACAGCGGTAAATAGCTAGTGTACAGTGCTCTCACGATGAACGAGACGAAGATGAGGGGAGGAGGCGGGATAATGAAATATTCAGTAGATGTAGCACGCACGGCTTACGGTTTTCGAACACTGGAGATTGAAGCCGACAATGAAACAGAGGCGCGAGAAAAAGCACTTGATATCGCGGGTGACTTTGAATACTCCGAAAAGTCTTCGGAGTATTCGATTGAGTGGGTCGGGCCAAGCGATGAAGGCTAGTCCACTGTTCCCACCACTTGATTGAAGACGTTGAGAGAGGAGATCGAGACAATGCGAATTGAGAATTTGAAACGATCCGCGACCGTCGAATGAGTCCCACTTGCTGTATCAGATCAAGCGCGAGCTGCAAAAGCTAGGCTTCGACGTGATCAAGAAGCGCATGTGGAAAGACGGTCACATGGTAAGCGATCACTGTCAGTACATCA